GATTGCACAAAAATTTCTTCCCCAACACCCCCATTTTTGTGCAAAATGTCAATAGACACAAAATCTTGTGCCCCCGCCCCTTAGGGTAGGGGAGTATAGCAATTTTTGCAATGTATAAAGCAACATATACAATCTAGTATGTGGTATACTATATACAATCCATTAAGTAATTGAGATCAAAGAAAGGCTGGTTAATGAAAAGTTTATTAACTTCTGTATTAGAAACTGCTAATTTGTTTAGAAAATGTGATAAATATTCGCAAAGTACAATATTAAAAGAGGAATGCGCAGAACTCATTGTAGCTTTGTCGCATTTTGAAAGAAACCGAAATGGGTCTTTTAATGAGATATTAGAGGAACTATCGCATGTTCTTATATCCTGTTTTGCATTTATAATTTGTGCAGATATTCCAGTGGAGGAGCTTACGGTGGAAGTAGATAAAAAATACAACAAGTATCATTTTGAAAGCGAGGTGAAAAAAAAACCATGAAAGAAAAAAAAATTAGGATTACAATCACTTTAACCGATGATGACGTCGCTTTGTATGGGGAGAATACGCAAGACTTGACCGACGATGACATTATTGATAGTATTAAGGCACTTGTCAGTCTTGCCAAGTCTATGAATATTATCTGGGAAGGAGACTCCACAGATGGAAATGCGTAAATTTATCATCGAGATACACCCCGATGGTACGTTGACGTGCTGCGAGTATGAGGACCCAAAGGACGCGGCTAAAGCCGCATATAATCGTGCATGGTTGGAAGGTTATCGGCAAGCGCTTATTCATTGCGATGACGAACTAAGTAACCTTGCAGTATTTAAGGGCTCTTGTTTGTCGGCTGATCTTGAGTACCAAGGGGCTGTCAAAGTACGCGAGCACATGCGTAATTTTTATCAAAAGTTGTACAATAAGTGCGTGCAATAAGTCGAAACGGCCTTCGGGCCGTCTATCGGGACCGCCTGCCCGGTATTGATAATGATAGGGCACATACTGAAAGGAGTTTGTATTATGTCTGAAGCAATGATGAAGTCCAAAAACAATGGTGCTGTGATGGTGTCTGATGTGATGAACACCGGTGTCGGGTACACAGACATGAATCTTTCTGACCGCTCTGCCGCGGTCGCATTCTACAATGCAACGAGCAACCCCGCCAACAAGCTGAAGGAGCATGTCAACGAGGTTTTGTCGCTGGTTCATGTTTCCGTGGAGTGTGTAGAGGTCAGCAAGGACGATGTCCCCGAGGGCAAAACGATTGCCCCGCGGGTGGTCCTCATTACCGATGACGGGCAGTCGTATTCCTGCGTCTCCGTCGGCGTGTATCAGTCTCTGAAGCGTATGTTTACGCTGCTCGGAACCCCTGACACATGGACGGAGCCGGTGAAGATCAAGCCTGTTCTTATCAGCACCAAAAAAGGTCAGGTTTTGTCTTTGAATCTGGTTTAATCTAACCAATGGCCGCCGCACATACGGCGGCCATATTTGTTATAAGGAGGCACCGTGAAAAGTGGAGATAATAGAGTATCCTTGCTAAACTGCGATGACCCCCTGATATATATTGCATCTGGCATTGTATACAGTGGAGTCGCTGACAAAGATGTTAAATTTTTCCGTTCTGAATGGGCCGAAATCATTTTTGACGGCCTTGGCATTGAAGCAGACCCCCTCGACTGGTATTATATGATCCTAGATAGGAAGGAGAGACAGAAGCATGGCAGCAGGCGCAGCTAAAGCAAGTGCGACCCTTAAATACAGTACAGAGCTATACACCCCGTATGCTTTGGAATCGTGGCCAGATAGACAGATGCGCAAAGAATACACTCGATTGCGTGACATTGCACAGAAACGTATTAAGCGACTATCAAAAGACCCCATTAGTGGCACCAGCGATGTTTATAAAGAATTTGCCGGGGGGTTCCCAACTCTAAAGGCGATGCGCGGAGACCGAAAAGCATTGGAGCAAGCCCTTGCAGATGTAGCGCGGTTTGTTCGCTCTAAAGGCTCTACCGTTGGTGGTGCGCGTGCAGAATTTGAGCAAAAAATGAAAGTCGGCGGTATTGATATAGCCGACGTTTCCGAGGATCAATATACATCATTGTCCGAGTGGTGGGAGATCGTAAAGGCGTCGGGCGTGTATTACTATCCGTCTGACCAGCCAGTCATGTACTGGCGCGAGAAAGGCGGCTACAACGTCAGTATTGACGATTTTGTAAAGTGGCATCAAGGTGAGGTCAACTATGGCAAAGAGTGGGACTATAGCGAGGGGAGCAGCTCTGCCGACCTGCGCGGAGGTTTTGGAGGAGGCTTGTAATTACAATCCGGTTCCCTGGCTCATGGAGCATCTGGACAGAAAGCACACTAAAGGCAAGAAGCGCAAAACAAACAAAAAACGATTGTATGTGGATATGCCTTGCGCATTTGATATTGAGACTAGCCGAGTATGTATTGACGCCGACGACAACCCCCACACCATTATGTATATTTGGCAATGTCAAATAGGTTTGGATATTACCATTATTGGCAGGACGTGGGACGAGTGGTTGAATTTTACAGGTGCAATCAGCGACTACTTGCAGGCAAACAGTGGTCCACAGGGTGACTGGTTTTTGTGTATGTATGTCCATAATCTTGCCCACGAATTCCAATATCTGTCGGGGGTTCTGGATTTTGGTCCCGGTGACGTATTCGCCAGCAAGCCTCGCAGGGTATTAAAATGTGACAACCGCGCTATTGAATATCGTTGCAGTATGCGCCACAGCAACTTGTCCCTTGATGCTTGGGGCAAGCAGCTAGGGGCCCCTCATGCCAAATTGACCGGTACACTTGATTATTCAAAAGTGCGGTATCCCTGGACTCCCCTGACATCTACAGAATTAGCGTATTGTGTCAATGATGTCCGGTGTATTGTAGAGTGCTTGTTAATTGAGATGAAGCGAGACGGCGACGACCTGTATACGTTACCACTAACTCGTACCGGCTATGTCAGACGGATGGCCCGTAAAGCTATGTACAAATGGGGCATTAAACGGGTTAAGTGTTTATTGCCGTCGTGGGAATTGTATCAAATGCTGCGCGAGGCATTCCGAGGCGGTGACACGCACGCCAACCGCTATTATGTGGGTCTGCACCTAGAAAACGTCGGATCTGTGGATATGTCGAGCGCATACCCCGCAGGGCAATGCGAATGTTATTTCCCAATGACTCCATTTAGGCAGGAGCCGGCCACTGTCGAACGGCTGATGCAATGTATGAGACACGGCAGGGCGTGCCTCATGCGCTTGCAAGTAAAAGGCTTACGTCAGCGGTTCAAGTGGTGGGGATTTCCCTATATACCGCTTGCTAAAGTTCGGCACTGTGAAGGATACATTAACGACAATGGCCGTCTGTTGTCTGCTGAACATTTCGAGATCACCATAACCGATATAGATTTTAGAATCATTGCAAAAGAATATGATTGGGACGCCCTTAATGTTCTGGACCTGTACACGTCCGATTATGGCAAATTGCCTAAACCGTTGACAGATTGCGTCAAAGAATCCTACACCGGCAAGACATCCCTTAAAGGGGTTCCCGGTCAAGATTTGTACTATGTCAAAGCCAAGGGAGATCTTAACAGCTATTACGGTATGACCGCGCAGGACCCCTTGCAGCTGGATACACTTTTTGACGAGGACGGCCCCGACAATCTTTGGAGCGAATGCACCGACGACCCAGAGGGCAGCTATAACGACCACCGCCCGCATTTGTTCCTGCCCTACCAATGGGGCGTATGGACTACGGCCCACACGCGCAAGCGCCTAAAAATAGCGCAATGGGCCGCGGGCAAGAATGGCGTGTACTGTGATACCGATTCCGTCAAATACATGGGCAATATTGATTTGTCGGGCTTTAACAAAGCCATAAAGCAACTTGCAAAAGACAACGGCGCTTGTGCCACCGACCCAAAAGGCAACACTCATTATATGGGCGTCTATGAGCAGGAGCGCAGCTATGCGGAGTTTATGACGTGGGGCGCTAAAAAATATGCGACTACCTATAAAAAAGGCGGGCCGATCACTACCACTATAGCAGGAGTTAGCAAGCGTAAAGGCGGTTTGGAGCTGGCCCTGTGGGGCGGTTTTGAGGTATTCAAGCCCGGGTTTACTTTTTGTTTGGCGGCAGGAAATCAGGTTATTTATAATGATCGGCCCACTGTTCCCGATTTTGTGGTTGATGGGCATACGGTCCACATTACAAGAAACCTGTGTATTTGTGATAATACCTACACTTTGGGAATAACCGACGAATACGCAAAGATACTAGGGTACAAGATTATGGAGGTTATCTGATGATTAAACTGTACACCGATGAAGGATGGCCGAATTTTTCCGAAAAGGAGGGCATTTTGTCAACAGGGGCACCTATTATTTTTATATGGGGCGGACGTGGTACAGGCAAAACTTATGGAGCGCTAAAGCACGTCCACCAGACAAAGGAAGAATTTCTGTATTTGCGCCGTACGCCGCAGCAAGCGGAACTTATTTGCGCGGCGCCTAGTATGTGGCCGTGGTCTCCGTTGAATGACGATCTACAAACGCATTACGCCCCGTTTAAAATACCTAAAATAGCGGGACTGTATGAAGTAGGCAACGCAGGGGCCTACACTGATACAGGGTCTCCCATAAAACCGGCCCAAATGGCCGGTGTTGTGGGAAGTGTCGTCACATTGGCCAGGACCCGCGGTTTTTCAAGCCCCCATACCAATATAATTATTTTGGATGAATACCAGAAAGAAGAATCCGACTACTATAGGCGAGGCGAGGGCGTGGGCCTTGCTAACATATATGAAACGGTCAACCGTAACCGCGAATTAAAGGGGCAAAAGCCCCTGACGCTGTTGTGTATGTCGAACGCTGTTGGCATGGCAAACCCCTATTATATGCAATGGGAGATTACCGATACAGTAGAAAAGATGATCGGGAAGAAAGAGCGCGTGAAGCTGCTGGCCGATAAAGGCATTTTGCTGATTGATCTTGTTGATAGTCCCATCGCAAAGGAAAAAGCAAATACGGCCCTCTATAGGTCCATGAGCGGAACAGACTTTTATAGATCAGCTATTGAAAACCAGTATAGCGCGGAAGAAAAGAGTTTGGTTGTGTCCCGGCCCCTGCGAGAATATTATCCGCTTGTACAAATTGGGCGGTGCTGCATCTACGAGCACAAGAGCAAGCCACTATATTATGTATGCCGTCACAGGTCCGGTGAGATGCCTACATACGGCACTGGCGATTATGAGCGGAAACGGTTTAGAGCCGCGTATGGGTACATCTGGCCCGCATACTTGCAGCGGCAACTAGAATTTGAGCGGTACTCGGATGAAATATTCTTCCGTGAATATTGCGGCACTTGACTTTTATACACAGTAGGTATATTATAAAGATAATCCCCGGTGCCCACAGGCAGCCCCCAGAAGGGGCGGGCAAGCGTCAGCCAGCGCAAGAACCGGGGATTTATTTGTATCTGTAAGGAGGTGCACAAAATGGATGCCAATACTATAATTCAGGCTATTTCTAACGTGGGTTTCCCCATTGCCGCATTCTTGCTAATGTGGTATCAGTGCAACACCGTGGTTAAGGAGAATACTGCAGCTATTACCGAAATGCGGCTCGCTCTGGACGAGATCAAGAAGGAGAGCTGACTTATGGGGTGCTATATCATTTTTGCCCAGTCAATCACAAACGAGCGCGCGTTCCTGCTGGCTGATTTGTGCGCTCGTTTGGATGTCACCTATTATAGCGACTGGGCAAACGTTGCCCACACGCGGCAGTGTTGCGCGGTGGGCCCTGTCACCAAAGGAGACAAAGACCAAGTAGTTAAATGCTTGGCACATGACACATATGTTGTGATGGAGGCGACTAAAGTTGAAAATCAGTGAAAAAGCGGCCCTCGCTATGGCCGGATACACAAAATCAGAGATCGAAGCTATGGAGAAGCCGCAGCCCGTCCCGCAGCCCGCACCGCAGCCCGTCCCGCAGCCCGCACCGCAGCCCGTCCCGCAGCCCGTGCCGCAGTATGATGGCCTTGAGACCCTGTTGCAGCAGCTTTTGCAGGGTCAGCAGACTACCGCGCAGGCAATGCAGACTATGACCCAGACGTTGCAGGCAAACGCGCTGGGCCTTGGCATCCAGCGGCAGCCGACGGCAGACGCTGCCACGGTGACGGCCCGAATTATTGACCCGACCTATGGAAAGGAAGTAAAATAATATGACTCTTGGTATGGATTTTGCGGACATTGCCGCAATTTTGACGGAGATCAACAAACTGGCAACCGGTCAGACCCCGACGTCGCCCATCGTGGACACGTCTAGCTTTGTGTCTGTTGCGCAGGCCACCTTGCTGACCGGCCCCGACATTTACACTAAAGCGATTAGTCAGGTGCTGGGACGCACCATTTTTGCAGTACGCCCCTACGACGCACCCCTGAAGCGCTTACAGGTCACGGGCGACGACTGGTCGAATCATGTGCGGAAGATCAATTTCTGCGACAGCGACCCCGTCACCGATAAGGCGTGGGCGCTGGAGGACGGCCGGAGCGTGGACATGTACGAAGTCCACAAGCCTAAAGTCCTTCAGACAAACTACTACGGCCAGACCAATTACAGCCGCGTGTACACGCAGGCTGACACCCAGATGGAGGCAGCATTCAAGGGGCCCGAGGAACTGGCGCAGTTCTGGTCGTCTTTCGTGCTGCACCTTTCTAACCAGATCGAGGCTGACCGACGCAACCTTGCCAACAACCTGATGGCCAACCATCTGACCGGCATGACTGTGACTAACCCACACAGCGTTGTGTATTTGCTCGATGAGTACAACGACCAGCAGGGCACCAAACTGACGGTGCAGGACGTGTATAAAGAAGCGAACTTCCCTGGATTCGCAAAGTACGCCTATGGCCGTATCAACGACATTTCCCGCCTTATGAAAGAGCGGTCTATCAACTGGCATCAAAACTGGAAGATCGGCGACACGACGTACAACATCATGCGGCACACTCCGTATGATCGTCAGCACCTCTATCTGTACAGTGGCACGCAGAGCCAGATCGACGCCCGTGTGATTCCCGAGGTATTCCATGACAACATGCTGAAATACCGCGACGCCGAGCAGGTTACGTTCTGGCAGAACATCGACGAGCGCGAGACCATTTCCGCGACGCCTGTTGTGACCAATGCTGCCGGTGCGGCGTCCAAGAATGCAGCAGTGCAGCTCTCCAATGTATTCGGGTGCCTGCTGGACTGGGATGCCATCGGCTACACTCCGAAGCTGTCTCGTGTGGTTCCTACCCCCATGAACGCCCGCGGCCTGTATACGAACTTCTGGTATCACTACGGGTGGTCGTGGTACGATGACTTCACCGAGAACGCTGTTCTGTTCCTGATGACCGCCGGAGACGTCACCGTGCCGAGCGCATCCCAGGCGGCGAGAGCCTCCACCCTGAAAACCACCACGCACAAGGACGCGGACCCCTCTAAGTCCTGACCGGCACCGGCGGGCATCTGCCCGCCGGTTATTTTATAGGAGGTGCAAAATGCAAGCTACCTTTTATCAGTTTGCAAAGCGCACAAACAGCACAAAGCGGCCCAGCGGTGGGCAGGGGTTTGGCATTGACCTTAAAGCCCCTTGTAATATCATTGACCCCGAGATCAAAATTGCAACACAGAGTGACCCCACCGGGTTCAATTATTGTTACCTTCCCACGTTCAGCCGGTATTACTGGGTGAAGAACTGGACATATTCTGACGGGCTTTGGAATGCGTCGCTGACTGTTGACACTCTTGCCAGCTACCGGGAACAGATCGGCAATAGTACGGAGTATGTCACAAGATCGTCGGCGCAGTATGATGGTACAATTTCAGATGGACTCTACCCGGCATCGGCTAAAGTGCAAAGTGTAACAACCGCTTTTCAAGGTGGCTTTGCGGAAACAATTAGCGGGGGATTCTTTGTTATTGGGTTTATAGCTAAAGCCTCAAACTCCATTGGGGCTATTACATATGCAGTAATGACCCCTACAAATGCCAAAAAACTATCGGCAAAATTGCTGACTGATGTGTCATACCTTAGTATTGACAATTCAGAAATTAGCGACAATTTAACAAAAGTGCTCTTTAATCCGTATCAATATATCGTAAGTTGTAACTATTTTCCATTTGACATCGCCGAACTCACAGCGCATTTACCGCTTGTTTCTAGTGTCGATGTGGGGTGGTGGTCGATAGACGTTCCATGTTGGATTTTGGGAGAAGACAATAACAAATTAACAAAATCGGTGAGCGTGAGTATCCCGAAGCACCCTCAAGCGGCAAGCCGCGGAGGGTATTGTAATGCCTCCCCCTACACGGACTACACTATCTTCTTGCAGCCCTTTGGAGTGATACCTCTTGACGCATCTAAACTGTGGGGCGCTGTCACCTTATCTATACAATATATGGTTGACCTTTTTACCGGCGACAGTATTTTACGTATATTCACCAACGCAAATCAGTTAGTACACGAAACAACAGCAAAACTCGGGGTTTCTATTCAACTATCTAATATTACTTTTGACATCCCATCAGGTACCAACGGACTGCTTCAAACCGGTATTGCTGCTGCGTTTGGAGGTCTACAGGCCGCGTTATCCGGTGGTTCTATTTCTGACGTTGGAAATGGTATTTTAAATGCTGCACAGGCAACTAATGCAGATGTAGCGAGCAAGGGCGCAACGGGGTCCACAATAGCTTTTGATACAATCCCTTATATAGTTGCCCGTTTTAAAATTCTTGTGGACGACAACAACGAGGACCACGGCAGGCCCCTTTGCCAGCGCGTCCAGCTGTTCAGTATCCCGGGGTTCATTATGGTAGATGACCCCGACATTGCATTAACCGCAACAGCCGCCGAGGTTGACAGCGTTAAAAGCTATATGAAAAATGGATTCTTTTTAGAGTAGGAGGCGTAAACAATGGCAGTATACAAACAGTGTATTACTGACGTGTCGCCGATCAGAGTCACCGCCGGGTATCCGGCATACTCTGACGGTAGCCCCCACAGGGGCATTGACACAGTCCACGGAGATCATAAAGCCTATGCGCCCGAGTCTGGCGTTGTGGTCGTGGCTCAACACTGGAATGGCAGCACCTCGGGTGATCAGTCGTGGGGCAACATGATTAAAGTACGGATGGCCGACGGCACGACATGGCGGGCCGCGCACTTTGCCTCGCAAATTTGGAACGTGGGCGACACCATTTCCAAGGGGCAATTCATCGGCACACAGGGCGAGACCGGCAACGCCACAGGCATCCATACACATTGGGAATATGCCGATGCCGCCGGAAACCTAAGGGACCCGTCCAGCATTATCAGGATCCCGAATCAGGTGGGGACATGGGACGTAGAGCGGGACTCGGGCGGGGGCCCGGGCCCGGGTCCCGGGCCGTGGCCTACTGGCAAATTGCCGGTATGGTTGCTGTTTAAAATGGCGAAAGGGGGCCGTCTGCTGTGAGTGCTCCTTATAGTTACGAGCAAATCAACGCTCATGTGTCCCCGGTGACTCCATCCGTGATGCACACCAAGGGTAACAGCTTATCCTATTATTTCCGCAAATACCTGTTTCTTGAGGCCGTGTCTATGGTCCGATGGACATTGCCCGACACCTGGCCCAGTAACCGCTTGCAGTATCTTGTCTTTGGCTCGGGTGGTGTTACGGTGTTTAAAACTGACCGTTATGGCCTGGTATATGACAGAATGGGACTGACCGGCATTAACATTTTTTACAATCCCACCCACTCCATCATTGCAAACCCTTTTATCAAAGGGTCCCCATATTTGCAGATCGGAAAGCAATGCGAGATCATCAATTTACAGCCCGATTACCGCGGGATGGTGGATATTGTGGCCTATTATGGGGACATGATGGCCCTTGCCGCCCAGACCATCCAGAGCAATTTAATCAATAGCCGTCTTGCCTACGTGTTTGCGTCCGGCAACAAAGCGGGTGCAGAATCTTTTAAAAAGATGTTTGACGCGATTATGCAGGGCGACCCCGCCGTTTTTGTTGATGCCTCTTTGCTCAAAGCGCCCAAGAATGGGGCACCCGGGCAAGCCCCGTGGATGTATTTTGCAACTGACCTCAAAGGGAACTTCATCACCAACGAATTGCTTACAGCCCTTAAAACCATTAAAGCGCTGTTCGATACGGAAGTTGGCATTCCGAACACGAATACCAGCAAGAAAGAGCGGATGTTGACAGACGAAGTCAATTCTAACAACGTTGAGACAGCCGCAAAAGCGTCGCTATGGTTGGACAGCCTACAGCGTGGGTGTGAGCGGGTACACAAGCTCTTTGGAATTGACAAATCTACTTTGTGGGTGGACTGGAGGTTCCCGCCCGATACTAATACGCAGGAGGTAAACAACGATGCACGCAACCTTGAGTTTTAACGGGTTGTTGGCAGGATACCCAGAACTGTTCAATGACTTGAAAGTCCCCGACAGTGTATCTAAAGAAACTGTCTGCAATCAATTACTGTTTGATACACTGGAATTAGAGGTATTATACGCGGACGGCCTCACGATGCGTCGGGCGCTGGGCGTCTATTCGGAAACCATGCTTCCGAGCTGGACCCGGTACGCTGACGCTCTGGGCCTTAAATACGACGCTCTGGCATCGGATGACCGAACCAGAACAACCGACCATGCAGGGACCAGCAGCGGTACAAACAACCGCACAAACGGCGTGAAGGGGACGACTACAAGAGCGCCTAACCTGACCACCACCGGCCAGAATAACGGCAGTGACAGCACCACCCGGGACGTTACGGGGTTCGACAGTGGGACATTGCAAACCGCTGAACGGAGTACAACGGCCCTCGGTACTGGGAACACCATTACCAGCAGCGGCACCGACACGACCACCACAGATCAGACAACCACCGATAACAACACTTCGGAGTCACACGACGGCTACAACGACACCGTGACCGAGAAGGGCCGGGCAGGGCGAGACCCGCAAGACCTTATTACCAAAGAGTTGACCCTTGCAATGGAGAATGCAGTTCATAAAATCGTTACGGACATCCGGGCAAACTTTTGTTTGCTGGTATATTAAGGAGATGCTATTATGAGTATCAATCCCATTCACAAAGCGCCCTACACAAATTTCCATGACCTCAATCTTGATTGGATTATTGAGGTGCTGAATGAGTTTAATACCAGACTGACAAACTTTGTCAATCTGGCTACAATCAAGTATGCGGACCCCATCCAGTGGGACATTACTAGCCAGTATGAAGCAAACACCGTGGTTGTGGACAGCAACGGAAACGCATATCTGTCTGTGCGGCCTGTGCCGTCCGGTGTTTCTCTGGACCGGACGGAGTTTTGGACAAAAATTGCCAATTTCGACGAACTCTGGGCCAATGTGAAAAAAGCCGTCACTCCCAACGATGAGGGCCATAGCCCTACCGCGACAGCTGCAAGAGCTGCCAACGATCTTGTCTGGGTCAACGGGGCGTTGGTACGTGTCACTAGAGCAATGATAGCCGGTGAGGCCTATGTACCCGGATCCAACTGCGTGAGCAGCTCCACAAATGAAGTTTTGCATTACCTTATTACCGCGCTCAATGAGGGCTTGAGCGCAGAGCAAACGGCCCGGGAGGATGCCGACAACCAGCTTCAGACGGATATCGCCGCAGAGCAGACGGCCCGGGAGGATGCCGACAACCAGCTTCAGACGGCTATCGCCGCAGAGCAGACGGCCCGGGAGGATGCCGACAACCAGCTTCAGACGGCCATTGAGGCAGAGACAACGGCCAGAGAGAACGCCGACACCGGCCTTCAGAACAGTATTGACCAGTTACAGCAGGATGCTAAAAACGCCCTTGACTACGCTAACGTAAAAAGCTACGGCGCCAAGGGTGACGGCACTACCGATGACACTACGGCGTTCTCGACGGCCATTGCATCCGGCAAAGACCTGTTTATTCCTGACGGCGAGTACATTATCACCGGTGCAATTAACATCGGATCGCCGCTCATGACAAGTAAAGCTATCGTGGTAGCGTCGGGCGTAATGTTGACGATTGGCGAACCTGTGGCCCCCTGCACCTTGCACTTCCGACAGAAAAATGGCGGCAAATTTGCAGTCAAAGCGGGAGAGACTATTGCAGATTGGTTCATCGATACCAGTATCGCAGATGTGTTCCGCGGGGGCTCAATTCAGACCTTTACAGGTACAATCAAGTTCCCGACAGCCGGTAACTGGAGCACCGCGGCAGGGGCACTTACAGCCGATACAATTTATAAAATTGATGCACCTGTAAGAGTTAACAACCACACAACTTATGACTTCTGTAATAATGTTGTGAGCTTTGGCCCTAATGGTGTCATCAATATAACGGGCGACAGCCCCACATCTCATGTGGAGAGACTGTCGGTGCGCAATGCTACTTTTGTCGCAACCGAAGAAAGCGTACAGGAATTTTTTGCCGTACAGCACGCAGAGCGCGTCACTATTGACAATATACATTGTATTGGTGGCCGACGCGTGGCACGGTATGTCAACACGATCAATATATACACGGCCAACTTGGTTCATGATACATTCTATGCGTCGGCGAACCCCTATTCGTCGTTTCTGCTGGACGAGACCAGTGGAGGGGCAACCGGAATTAGTGGCAATGCGTCCATCAGATTTTATAACTGTATCAGCAGTTTTAGCAATCTGACGGGGGACAGTCAGCAATTTAACCTGCACAACGCCGATGACATGCGCGACGTCTACATTGATAGTTGCGAGTGCGCGTCTGCTACAACAGCAATACAAATTTTTACTAAAAGTGGTGGTAACCCCGTATGGAATATCTGGATTACTGGTTATATCGCGGACCAGTGCAACCGCGGACTGTATGTCAACAATGCAGGAGGCAGCCAGATCACTGTTGAAGGTTGCTATTTCAATGCAAAAGACCGTTTGGTCGAATTTGCGAGCTCCTCTGGCGTGATAAGCAACTGCCAATTTATCGGTTCGCAATCTTGCGTAGGAGTTCAGCTGACGAATGCGAGAGGGTGCGTTATTGATAATTGCCAGTTTATCAATGTGGATCAATGTATTGTGGCATCGCAGTCTACCGCATGTCAGATTACAAAAAACCTAGTTCGGCGCACTACAAAATTCGCAGATACAGCCGCTTTTTCTTTCCTTAACGGCAGTACCGACAACAGAATTTTTCTTAATTCGATTATCCCTCTTGATTCCGCACAATTCTACACAGCCGGTATGCGCTTTGATTCAACCGGACAACGAAACATCATTGGAAGTAATGTCGTAGCAGGTACCGAGCTGTCTAACCAGGAAAGTGA